ATTGCATCGCTCTTGGCCACCGAAGTGTACTGCCCCGTGAAGTTGGCCCATTTTGGGTACGTCGTCTGACTCAGACCACCCACGTCGGAGAACCCGCTCGGGTGTGCTCCGTTGAACCCCGTGGTGTTGTTCTTGACGATCCAGTACGGAACGCCGTAGGGCGTGAGTTCGTCCGACGAACTGCTGGGAGCACCCCAGAAGTTACCTTCCATCAACTCGGCCAGGTCGGTCATAGCGTCGACCCGGGAAGTCTGCAGAAGGTTGACCAGACGGGCCGGTGAACGGTTCATCGAAATGACCCGCTCTTCGAGCGCCCAGTGAGTTTCACTGTGCCGCCACGGAATGTTGCCCGTCTTCTGCGTGTCAGCAGTTGTCGGGTTGTCAGTCTCGTTGAGCTTGACGTTCCGTGCAGCGTTGTTGGAGAAGACGCGGACGTTGAACTGGTGTCCGTAACCGGAACCGAACTGGACCGCTTTCTTCTTCAGGATTTTCGGCATAGCGATATGCCGCTGGTTGTCCACGACGATGTCTGCCCACGTTGATTTCTCAAGGTGGCGCAAAGTAGTCGTTACGAGATCTGTATAGTCGTCAGCCTGGTAAGGCATTTCGGACCTCCCCTATTAGTTGGGGAAGGCGCTTGAGATATCATCGGAACCCAAGTTCTCACGTTGCCAATTGGCGGCTGCTCGGACTGCGGCTTCGTAGCCACGATCCGACGTGTCCTCCTGGCGTGTGGGAACTGCGGAACTTTGTCCTGCGATCTTCCGTGATCTCTGGGACGCCTCCTCCAATGCGTTTTGAGTAAACTTTTCACCGAACAATGAATTGGCCGCACGCTGCGCCAATTCCGACAGGGAGGGCATTTGCCCACCTCCCTGTGAGTGAACCTGTCCAAGGCGAGCAGCTTCATTCGCTACCTGGATCCGGTTCGAGCCGACTTCTTCGGGAACATCGTTCAACCGACCGCGGCCAAAGATTTTTTCGTCCATCGAGTTGAAGATCGTGTCGAGTTCTCTCGACGCGATGTCCTGCTGGACGAGTTGATGTTGTTGCATCAACGCTTGGTTCTGCTGCATCACAGCATTCATTCGCGATTCCATCTGCTGGAACCGCTTGTTTGTGTTGTCGTTGAGCTTCAGAACCCCGTCGTCGTAATCGTCGGGTTCTTCAAAAGAGAAGTCCGAAACCGCCTCGGGCTGTCCGGCCTGCTCATTTCCCGCAGCCTGCTGTTGCTGCTGCTGTGCCTGGCTTTGCTGCCGAGCGTGCAACGCCCGATTGGCTATTCCACCGATGACGCGATCGAATGCCTCGGGGTCACCAAACGCTTTTACGTCTTCAACGCTCATGCCCAGAGCATTGGCCAGGGCAAACTGGTTGTTCGTGAACTGCGGTTCTCCGGCTAGGGGATCTTCTGGCTCGACGGCTTCGGGCTCTGGCTCGGGTTCCGGCTCCTCCATCGCAAGCATTTCGATCTGATTGATCGCCGGTTCTTCCTCGACGATGTCATGCGGTTCGACTACGGGTGGAGCTTCCTCGGCTACCGGAGTTTCCTCGACTTCGGCAGTCTCCACCGGCGTCTCTTCAACCGGCGTTTCGGGTGTTTGGGTTGTCTCTTCTGGCATTGATCACTCGCCCTCTGGTTCGAGAGCGTCCTGCTCAATGAGTTGTCCATTGCGACTCAGCGTCACAACCTTCGATTCCACGGGTGCTGCCTTCGGCTTTGGTTTTCGGACTGCCTTGGGCTTTGGTTTGGCAGCGACTTTTTTCTTTGCCACGACATCGCTCCAGGTGTGGGATAAAAAAAAAGGGGGCCAACGTGGTTTCCCACGCGGCCCCCTTTACGGGCAGCGACGGTAAAGGCGTCTAACGGATCGCGACTTCCGTTTCAGCCGTTGTGGTGCCGGTGGAAAACCACTGGCCCCCTTGGTTTATTTCTTTCGTCGTCTCGACTTTGCCTTTTTGTAAGCGGCTTTGCCCTTTGCCGTGTATGCGTATTTCTTTGTCTTGCCGCCTCTCATTTTCAGCTTGGGCATAACGTCCTCCAACGCAGATATTCCACACAAACCGTTACGGTGTCAATGACATCACCGTACTGTTACGAAAAGTAAGCGTCCCGATTGTGCATGCCGATCTTCCGAAGATAGGCACGCTGTTGTCGATGGCTATTGAAATGCGGTCGGCCTTCCGAATCGAAGTCGATGGCAAACCCGTGCTTGCGGGCGTGTTCTTCGGCTTCCTGGCGGTCCTTGGGATGTACCGCAGCCCCCTCGCTGACAATCGTCTGGTTCGGGGTGTACGGCATCCGCACTCGGCCCGCACCACGCGGGTTGGTGTTGAAAGCTTTTCGGCTGACCGTGTCACCGTTGATTTTGTATACGACTGGCAACTTAGTACCCCCCGACAAATGGTGGTCGTGCTGTTGGTGTTTGAGGAGCCGGGGCCAGGTTGCGGGGCATCGACGGGGCTTGTGGAGAAATTCCGCCCAGTGGCGCTCGTTCAAAACTCGGGAAGAGTGCGTCACCGATGCCACCCAGCATGTCGGACAACGGGGGAATCCCGGGAATGCCGCCGCCACCGCCTGGATAGTTGGCGGGGTTCAGAAGGGGTGCCGTTAGAATATTTGTTCCCGGCTCTGTGTGTGCAGGAACTGCTGGCCCACCACCGAAGATTGCAGGCCCGGGCCTGGCCGGTTGAGCCGGAACATGGACGGGCGCTGGTGTAACCCCCTGAAGCAGATCCGCCATACCGAGAAAGATCGCCTCGTCCAGCCACGGGTCTAGCTGGTTTTGCTTGTAGCTGTCGATTATCCGCTGCGTCGCTATCTTTTTCCCCGCCGCTGTTTTTTTCGCGATGTCGAAAGGGCCACCCACGTCCTGGACATCCTCTGCCGTGACCTGTTCGTAATTGTACATCTGGTAGGGATCGATATACGGACCCGAGTCTGTGTGCCTCGCGTGGTAGTCCGCGACGGCCTGTGGATCTGGCGGCCTCGGAAACGGTGAGATGTCCTGAAAAATCGTCTGTGGGTGTCCCGGTGGGTAAACCGGCCCCCTGCCCACATTCTCATCCGTTGCGACATTGACAATCGGAAACGGACCTTGGGCGGCTGTGCCAGGTGTGCGGCCAACACCGCGATAATCACCCATTGACCCCGGCTCGCCGGGGATGATGTAGGTGCCAGAATCTCGACCGGGAACCGCCCCGGGTGGCGGAGCAATCATCCCGGGTTCGTAACCGGGAATCGGGACAGGTTCGCTGTCAGCCAAACCCGGGTCATACACAGGTCCATATCCCTCGCCAACCATCCTCATTCGCGTCCCTGCGGGGCTACCAGGACGAACCATCGTCCCTGGAGTAGGACCAGGCCCAAACCCCGGTGGATAAAAACCGCCTGGACTATTGGGCGGGATGATCATTCCGGTTGCAGGGTCGAACGCAACAGGGAGAACCCCCGGTCGTCGATTGAAACGGTCACCTGTACCGTGATCCTGTGACCCCCGCCGGTAGGGTGGCGGTGGCTGTCGCTGCTGCTGGGCGATCTCTTCTGGGGTCGGACGACGACGACGTGGTCTGACAGGCATTACCTAACTCCCGGCATCATCATGTTTCCGATGTCGCTCATCGATGGGTACATGCCCCCAACCGGCGAAATCGAAGCGGGCAACAACGGTGTCGAATTGGGCATTGGGCGACGGTTGAACGGTATGAACGGCGGATACCACGGCGTGTCTTCAAACGTCGGGTTGCGCGGAGGAATAGTCGGAACGTGACCGCTCCCGCGATGGCTCGGATCCGGTGTACCTGTCGACGGAACGCCTGACGGCTGGTTAACACCTGGAGCGCCGGGACTCATGTTCCGAGGACCAACCGGCATGTTCGGGTTGTAGCCGCGACCGAAGTAATGCCGCTGCGGCCTCACATGCTTCATGCTCATGTTCGGTCGCGGCATCTGGGCGACGTAGTCTCCAACTGGAGGAATTATCTGACCCGGAGGTATCGGCTGAAACGGAGACTGTTGCCCTGGTCCCGGCGGGACATACGGTGGGATGAATTGTGGATCGTAGTCGTCGTCATAACCGGGATCAGGCTGCTGGCTTGATCGGCGGCGTGGGCGTGGTCGGGAATGACCTGGCGCGGGAGGAGGCCACATCGGGTTCAACTGGTTGCCCGGGTCAAACGTGTCGCGTCGTGGTGTCAGCGCCATTTCTCACCTACATCAATGAATCAGCGTTTTGGCCGGTGCCCGACATCAACTGGCTGATCATGCTCGAGTCCGCGTTTTGCCGACTCGCAGCACCAGGCCGGTTCACTCGCACGTTCTCACGACTGGTCACCGGGGACTGCCGAGGACGGTTCCGGTCAGAACCAGGAGAGTCACCACCCATCGACTCCATCGGTGCTTTCGCCTGCTGCTGGACGATGTCCTTCAACTCGGGCAAGTTGGCGTACTTCGAGTAGATGTCCATCAACGCCGTCATGTTCAGTTCCATCCCCTGCTGTTGAAGCAACGGCATGGCCGGAACCACGATGCCCTGGACAATCTGGTTGATCGTTTGCAACCGCTCGCCAGGCGACTGGTGCTGCATCGAGTACGCTTCGATCTGCACCTCGTGTTCGTAAACCGAATGACCGCGACGGTCGTCGGGAGTGATCTCCATCTCCAACGGACGAATGCCCTCAAACTCCACCGTCACCGGATATGTCTGCAACGGGTCTTGCCACAGGTGAAGACCAAAGTCCCTGATCAGGTCGCGGGTGAATTCCATCACCTTGTCCTGCATGCCAGCGATCCGCTGGTTCGCAGCCGCGAACAACAACTTGTCCTGGCCGACTGTCTCCGACTGCGGACCCAATCCACCGAGGGCATCAAGGTTGCCGGCTAGCCAACTGAACAGGTCGCGGCTCTGCAGCATGAACGCGAAGTTGCGTTGATCGATGCCGCCGAAACTCTTCTCTTGGACGGCGTCGGGGTTGTCGACCGCGACAATCTCCCCGTCACTGGTCTGGCGGATTCGCTCGGCATCCCCGGCATCCGCACCACGGGTGACCCCGATATGCTTCACGCGGTTGGCCTGGCGTTCCAGCTTCCGGTACAGCCCGTTGACGATCTGGTGCAGCCCCTGCCACAGCATCGCCGGAGCCAACGGCATCGTGTTTCCGTCTACCTCGTTGAACCACAGCATGTGGAACGGGCCAAGATGACGATCCGGCCCATCCCAATCAACGACCCGCAACGGCGGTTGGCCTTCCATCGGGGACAACGTGACCAGCTTCCTCTCGTGCGGTAGCCAGATCTCCCACAGTTCGATCGTGTCCTCAAGCGCCGTTTCGACGCGGCTGCTGCCCGAGGCCAACGTCCCGATCCGCTCGTCGCCGCCATTCTCGTTGAAGTTGTAGTTTTCTTCGGGGCGTAGCTCGTCCCGTACCGACTTCTTGAACTGCTTGTTTTTCTTCGCTTCCGAAAGCCGCATCCGGTAACGATGACCACAGTACGCAACCTCCTCCATGTGCCGTGCCGACATGTCGTGGACCCAGTCGTCCAGCAACACGCTGCGAACATACGGTTCGGTCTGGGCGAAACTGTAACCCTGGACATCCACCTCGCCGCTGGTCTCGACGCCGACCTTGCAGATGCCAACCGAGAACAACGCCTGCTTCACGCAACGCTGGATCTGCGTATGAATCCGGTGCTTGATCAACTGCTCGTTGAGCATCCGTTCGTACTTCACGCCGACCGGACGCAGTTCACGGTTCCGCGTGAGCACCAATGCCTGGGGTGGTCGAGCACTCAGGTTTCGCTCGTAAACCTGTGCTGCCAACTCCATCAGGTTGACGTGAACCGGACGCTGGGCAGCATCGTCGGAGTAGTACACACCGACGTACTGCTCTACCGCTTGACGGTGGCGGGTGCGAAATGGCTCCAGTTTCCGGCGCGACGCTTCAACAGAACGTCGTAACCGTTGGAGATCTTCCGTTTTGCTGGGATTCAAATGTCATACCAGCAGCCTCATTCCCAATCGATATTCTCGGCAGACTCTCGGACCCGCTCCCTCCGTCGCCACTCAAGCGACATCACCGGAACCTGGTCCTTCTCTCTCTGTTTCTCTCTGCTCGCACGCTCTCGCAATATCTTCGCACACAGGGCATCGGCAATCACCACGTCCCCGTGATTGTCCCGACTGTCGCTGGGATCAATCGTCGTTGACGCACCTCCATGCTCAACCCGCCCACTGGGAAGATAAACGAATTCACCCGCCTGTATCAATGATTTCTCAGATGGGTTCAGGAACTTGCCGGTGACCAAGGCATCCCGGTAGTTCATCAACAAGTCCTTTTTCCCCTCGCCGGTCGAGAACCAGCCAGGCCGATCCGACTGTTTTCGACGCAAACTTGTTTCGTCTGTCTTGAAATAGATATTGGCGTATTCGCAGTCCTCGACCACCGTTCGGCCAAACGTCCGGCCCGGGCCAGTCGCCTCCCAGATCAGGTACGCACCCCGGTCGTTCGGACCACGGAACATCCGGCACAACGCTACAGCCAACTCCGCGAACCGGTTGGCCGAGATCCGGTTGCTGCACAATTCGGCCATTTTCTCACCGCTGAGACGGTCCACCACCGATATGGCCGAATCACTCGCTCCCGTCCCCTGGCTGATATCACAACCGACGACATACTCCCGGTCCTTCGGAGGACACAGGTCTCGGTCCAGTTCACACCATAGTTTCAACAACCCGACATCGTCCTCGACGAACCGGGGCTCATATCCGTCCTCGACGTACAGGCTTCCGACGTGGTTCGGTTTGCGAACGTAGTTGGCCTTCAACTGCTGCAGCGTCTTGGGATCAAAGAACGGGTACGCAGAACCCTGGTAATCAATGTCCAACTGCGTGGCGATCTCGACCTCGTGTGCCCGCCGTTTCTTTTCACCGATGTACCAGTCGCTCTGCGGATTGCCGTCATCGTCGTACCACAGGCCAGCCGCCTTCTCGGGATGCTCCGACCAGTGGAACCGCAGCCGCGGAGTACCGGCCTGGCGTTGTGCGTAAAACGCATTCGCCGTACCCGCTGGGGTCGAATTGAATATCCGAGAGTTTGTGGTGTCGGCTGTCGCACTCAATACGTCGTAGCCGCCACCCTCAAACGCAGCAAACTCGTCGATCAGCATCGCGGTACGTCGACCACCACGACCGATGTTGTCGGTGGTCGACTCACCTTCGATCTTTGAGCCATTGGCCAGGTTGATCAGCTTCAACTTGTTTCGGCGTATCTCGGGCATCAACCAGGACGGCAGGTTCTTTTGGATGAAGTCGACGTGGGCGAACAGTGAGTCCCCTGTACCGTCCACCAATCCCTCCTTCCGCGAGACCATCAGAAAACTCTGCAGTTCCCTGAAATGCCAACGCCACTCAAACAGCGTCAGACAGATCCAACTCGCCCCCATGTCCCGGCTCTTCTCGATCAATACGTCCGACTTGCCGATCGACTCATCGAGTGCCAGGAACGCATCATCCTGATAAGGCCAGGTGATAAACGGCAGCTTCGGACTCTGCCCGTCAGCGATCTTTCGGGGGTCGTAGGTCCACACGAAAGCGTTGATGTAGAACAACAGATCCCGTGAACAGGCCAGCCAGATGTTCTGTTGTGCCTCCCGACTGTTCGCAGCCTCTTCCAGCAGATTCCGGCGATACTCCAGGTTCGCCTCGAAATCCTTCGGAACCGCTTTGTAACACGGGGTGTCGATGGTCCCAGTCGGTTTCAGGATCGGTGCTACTGGCATGTCAAAGTAACCAAACGAAACAAAACGAAAGAAAACGAAACGTTTTGTTCGGTGAAGTGTTCGATGAACACCCAACCGAACGCCTGGATATCCCTTGTTTTGCGGTGAAAGCAGTGTTCGATCGTTCGACAAGTGTTCATCGAACAGTCGAACGGTAGTGTCGTAACTTACGCCCAAATTCGTTTCGCGCAGCCTCCCCCCCCTTAAGTGCGCGAAACGAATTGTTTACGTCTGATCCGCTCCATGGTTCTCGTAACCGCCGTCAACTTGGTATCCGCTGTGATCGGTGTGAAAACCGAACGTGTTTCCGGTTGGCCCCCTGGTCTTCAGGCCGCTTGATTCCCACAGTTTCCGGTAATGACCCTTCGGGATTCGCTCGCCACAGTCCAGGCACGTCAATATGCACTCCCGGTCCACCTTGCACAGGGGGTTGACGTTCAGACGGGTTCGACCCATATGGCGGCACTCAGTC